ATATAGAAGTGAAACCGGGCTATGATCAAGAAACTGAAGTTGAAAAAAAAGAAAGATCACTTGAAGGAATTAGAAAAACACGAGACGAAGATATATTTACCATTCTTGAGTGTCATGTGAATCTAGACATAGAGGGGTTTGAAGATATGAAAGAGGGAGAACCTACAGGAATTAAACTTCCTTATATTGTTACAATTGAAGAAGGATCAAGACAAGTTTTATCAATTAGACGAAATTATAAACAAGAAGATCCAATGAAATTAAAAATACAATATTTTGTTCATTTCAGATTTTTACCTGGAATGGGCTTTTATGGTTTTGGATTAATTCACATGATTGGCGGTTTGAGTCGTACTGCAACAACTGCTCTACGTCAATTATTAGACGCAGGAACGTTAAGTAATCTTCCTGCAGGTTTTAAACAAAGAGGAATACGTGTAAGAGACGAGGCTCAAGCAATACAGCCCGGCGAATTTAGAGATGTCGATGCACCTGGTGGAAACATCAAGGACGCTTTTATGACTCTACCTTTCAAAGAACCATCACAGACTTTATTGTCTTTGATGGGAATTGTTGTCCAAGCAGGACAAAGATTTGCCGCCATCGCTGATATGCAGGTCGGAGACGGCAACCAACAGGCCGCTGTTGGTACGACTATCGCTCTCTTAGAACGTGGTTCAAGGGTCATGTCAGCGATCCACAAACGATTGTTTGTGGGGCTTAAACAAGAATTTAATTTGTTAGCTGGCGTATTTAAAACTTATTTACCTCCTGAATATCCTTATGATGTAGTGGGAGCCCAACGAAATGTTAAAGCTACAGATTTTGATGACAAAGTAGATATTGTTCCCGTTGCGGATCCAAATATTTTTTCTCAATCTCAAAGAATTTCTATGGCACAAACAGAATTACAACTCGCTCAAGCGAATCCGCAGATGCATAATATGTATGAAGCGTTTTATGCTATGTATAGTGCGATCGGAGTAAAAGAAATTGATAAAATTTTACCTCCTCCACCACAACCAACACCTTTAGATCCAGCAGTAGAAAATATTATGGCTTTAAGCAGTAAACCTTTTCAAGCTTTTAAGGGCCAGAATCACCAAGCCCACATAACTTCGCATTTAAACTTTATTTCTACGAATTTAGCTCGAAATAATCCGATGATTTTAGGCGCTCTGGAAAAAAACTGCTTTGAACATATTTCTATGATGGCTCAAGAACAAGTTGAAGTAGAATTTAGAGAAGAAATGATGCAGTTACAACAAATGCAACAGATGGCACAACAAAATCCAGCTATGCAGCAAAATCCACAGTTTCAACAACAGATAATGCAGATTTCGATGAAAGTTGAAGCTAGAAAAGCAACTTTAATTGCTGAAATGATGCAAGAATTCAAAGATGAAGAGAATAAAATTATGGGTCAATTTGGAAATGATCCAATTGCTAAATTAAAAGCAAGAGAACTTGATTTAAGAGCTATGGACGACACAGCAAAACGTGAACAAGCAGAACAGAAGATTAATTTAGATAAATCTAAACAATTAATGGGTCAAGAACAATTTGATGAGAAATTAGAACAGAATGAAGACTTGGCTGAATTAAGAGCTGAAACATCTTTGGTTAAACAAGAAATGTCTAACGATGCTAAAATGAGACAAGATAGAATGAAACAAAGAGACGTTAAGATCTTGAAAGGTCCAAGAAGATAGTATATTAATTTAAAAGGAGAAAATTATGGTAAAAATAACAAAAGAAGTTGGATACCCTGAAGGTGGCAAAAAGTATAAAGTGCCAGCTGACAGTGTTGGACAAGATCCGAGAGCCAATATTGTAACTAATGCATTTGTTCCTGGACAAAAAATAGACAAAGGAACAAAAGTTACGGTTCAAGGTACTGGAGCCATGTTAAAATCTAAAAGCAAAAAAGCTACTTGGTTCTAGTATGGCCTGGTTCAGTTTAGCTAAGATAGCTTTACAGGCGGGAAGTAAAATATATTCTAACCGTCAGAAGACAAAGATGGCAATGTCTGATGCACAATTAATGCATGCAGAGAAGATGGCCCGAGGCGAGGAAACTTACCAGGGCAAACTTTTAGAAGCCCGTCAAGCAGATTACAAGGACGAGATCGTTTTGGCGATTCTCACATTGCCCATAATCGTGCTCGCCTGGTCGGTTTGGACAGAGGATCCGGCCGCGATGGAGAAGATTGACGTTTTCTTCGAGTATTTCTCGAATTTGCCAAAATGGTTTACAAATTTATGGATACTTGTAGTTGCGAGCGTTTTTGGTATAAAGGGAACACAGATATTTAGAAATGGTAAAAAATAAGGTAGACACTAAATAATAAAAAACATATAAGAGGATACCATGTCAAAGAAAAGTAGGAAAAGAAATAAGAAAATTTTAGCTGCATTAGCTTTAGCAGGCGGAGCTGCTTTGATGGCAAGAAGAGGTAAAGGCACAAGTGCAGTTACAGGTGTCGTAAATCCTAATGCTCCAAAAACAAAATGGATTACTGAAAAAACAGATACTGCTCCAGCTGTAGTTGCAGACACTGCACCAAAACATATTGTAAATAGAACTCGAAATAAAATTATATATTCAGACGGTTCTGTGGATACTCCAGGTACAATTTATCAAAAAAATAAATTAAGTGCAGGAAACAAAGTTCCACCAAGTATGAGAGGTGGACTTAAACATGCAGAAGGATACCAAAGAGAAATCCCAGGTAGACAACACTACCCAGGAGGTTGGGAAGGTGGTTATAGTATGCGTGCTAAAGGCGGAAGAATCGGAGCTAAAAAAGGTGGAAGAGTTACTGGAATTGCAAAACGTGGTTTTGGTAGAGCCTTAATGAAGGGGAAAAAATAATGAGACAAAATGGAGTAAGATCACCAGTAAGATTTCCTTATTCTCAAGGAATGAAGAAAGGTGGCAAAGCTAAGAAGCAAGGATACACTGATAGAAAAGATGAATCCATTGCAATGAGAATTAAAAAGAAAAGAACACCAGCACAATTAAAAGCAAGTCGAGATGAGTCCTATGGAAAATGGGGTTCGGCTGCTAAAAAATCTGGAAAGATAAATAAATAATGCCACAATATTTTGATTCGACAGCAGCACGCCCAATGAAAACTAAAAGAAGTGTTTATGCTAAAGGTGGAAGAGCTGGATATTATGGCGGTGGACGTACGAACCTATTAGAAGAACTAGGTCGTGTTGAAGCTAAACCATCAAATCCAAATCGAAGAGCTGAAATAAGTAGAGTTCATAGCGAATTAAATAGGGGCTATAAAAAAGGTGGCTGGATTCAAAAAGCTAGCGCTTCAATTAAAAGAAGAGGAACTAAAGGAAAGTGTACTCCGATTACAAAACCCGGATGTACAGGTCGAGCTAAAGCTCTGGCTAAAACATTTAAAAAAATAGGAAGAGAAAGAAAAGCATCGTAATGAGTCTAAATGGAAAAGTAAAATGGTTTAACCCAACCAAAGGATTTGGGTTTATTGAAAGAGAAGATAAAGAAAAAGATGTATTCGTTCATATATCTGCAGTAAGAAATGCGGGCATGAATGGTCTTGACGAAGGTCAAACGTTGACTTTTGAAGTTGAGGAGGGCGCAAAAGGTCCTAATGCAGTTAATCTGCAAAAACCATCTTAAGGTAATGCCTTTCAAATCAGAAAAGCAAAGACGCTATTTATGGAAGAATGAGCCCAAGATAGCGCGTGAATGGACAAAAGCTTATGGAAGTAAGCCCGTTAAAAAAAAGAAAAAAGCAAAAAGGAGAAAAAAATAATGGAAGACTTTACATTTGTAGAGAAAATTAGAAGAATTATTAAAATGCGTCATGATGATGTTGTTGCAGCCATGGTTTCAGGTGGTATTGACAATATGGAAAAATATCAGTATATGTTAGGTCAGATACGAACATATCAGTATCTGAGTCAGGAAATATCCACCCTGCTTGAAAAAAAGGAGCAAAAAAACAGTGACGGAACAGTTATCAGTATCAAACCCCAAGTCGGTCCCAAAACATAAACCGGCCCTTCAAGAAAAATACGATAAAGAATCTAAAGAACCTAAAAAAGTAGAAAAAGATTTAACATCTGAAACAGCTAAATTGCCAATTCCCACAGGATGGCGATTATTGGTTCTTCCTTTCAAGCACAAACAAAAAACTAAAGGTGGAATTATTATAACTGATGACGCTTTAGAACGAGCTCAAGTAGCCTCAACTTGTGGACTTGTTTTATCCGTTGGGCCAGATGCCTATAAAGATACAGAGAGATATCCTGAAGGACCTTGGTGTAAAAAAGGTAGTTGGGTTATTTTTGCCAGATATGCAGGATCTAGAATTAAAATAG